TCAAATCATCCAGCCACCAGCCCACACGACACGTCCAACAATCTCCAAGCTATCCAAGCGCTCTACAGGGACGCGCACAGGGTGGTAGGCCGAGTTGGCGCTAATCACCGACATGCTGCCGTCAAACTCCCGTTGTAGACGCTTCGCAAAGAGCAAGTCATTTAGACGAATCACATAGAAAGCCTCGCCCTGAAAATGGTTGCGACTAAGGTCGACCATAACGGTATCGCCGTGGCTCAGCTCAGGCTCATTTGAATCCCCATCGACCCTGACAGCGGCCAGTTGCTTGGGCTCCAGGCCTTTTTTCCTGAGGCTATAGCGAGTAAAAGCGAGCATTGCCAATACCCGAGCGCCTTCGTTCCAGGCGCCATGGCCTTGACTGATGCAGGCGTCATAGAGCGGGATGTAGGCATAGTCCGCGTCAGGCGCGCTGTGTGAACCATCAGAAGCCTTGGGGTCAGCTAGGCGCATAGCTCCCTTGCCCGTAGCAATCCAGTCCAAAGAGACGCCACGCGCTGCTGCTAAGGCCGCGAGCGAGTCAAATGCGGGCATTCCCTCGCCTGCGATCCAGCGTGACAGTGAGGACAGAGCCACTCCAGCAGTCAGGGCAGCCTGTTTTCGGGTCTCGTAAAGGTTCGCGACAGCCGCAATCCGGGTTTCTATTCCCGTATCCGCTAAAGAAACTTTTTTTGGGTCATCGCTCAACGGTTTCTATTCTCGTCTAAGTCACTGATTTCATTGGGTTTTGCCGTTGATCGGGCGCCGCCCATCCGAAATACGCAATAAAAACTCCCAAATCCGGTTTACTGCTTCCCGTATACGGGGTTATATTGTTCGAAACCGGCCGTTAGCAGGTCGGGCAATCACCCCTAATTCGGGAATGACCCCATCATGGACAGTCACAATATTCCGCTGGATCTGGATAGCCGCTGGGAATGGGTAAAGTACCAGCTGCGCATCCGAGGCACCTCAATCGCCGACCTCGCTCGCGATGCGGGACTCAACGAAAGCGCCTTCCGTAACGCCAAACGTCGTGCTTATCCGCGAGTTGAGCGTGATATCGCAAACGCATTGGGCATGCTGCCTGGCCAGATCTGGCCTGAGCGCTGGAATGCCGATGGCACCCCTCTGCGACTCCGCCCAAATCGCGCCGAGAGCAATGTCTCGCCAACAGGCAAGGATACCGGAGAAAGTTCGAAAGGTAACAATAATCCAGCTGAACGGGATGACCAGCAGCATAGAGGAAACGACGATGCGTAACTGGTTAACAGCTCAGGAGCTGGCCGGTCTGCCAGGCCTGCCAGGCACCGTTCCGGGAGTGCGCAAAGTGGCTATCCGTGAAAACTGGGCCTCTCAGAAGCGCAATGGCACGAAAGCCATCGAATACGCCTTTTCCGACCTACCAGCAGAGACTCAATCCGCTGTGCTGTCGCATGCCATATCCGAAGCGGGCGAAGACACCCAGCCGGTTCCCCAAGCCGTTAATACACTCGTGCTCAAAGCTGGGGCTACGTCAGCGCTTGTTCCGGACGAGGTCGAGACCAAGCCCGCGCGCTCTTCGGCAAAGCTGACTGACCGGCAGAAATCCGTTATGGCAGCGCGGCTGGCTTTCGTTCGCGAGATCGAAAGGATGTCAGTGGTGGTCTCGCAGAAAATCGCGATAGCGACATTGGTAAAGCATGCTCAGGATGGCCACCTCTCTCCCTACCTCCAGCAGCGAGTGCAGCTTGCGAACGACCGGAAAACCGCCGAGCGCGGCCTGTCGGAACGCACGCTGAAGCGCTGGCTGGCGGTGTGGCGTGCCGCAGGAAAAGACGAAGCCTCGCTGGCCCCTATACGTCAGAAAGCGAGCTTGGAGATCCCAGAGTGGGCTCCGGCTTTCCTTCGCTGCTATCAGAGGCCTACAAAGCCTAGTGTGGCCGCAAGCTACACCGAGTTTGCCGCGACTTGGACCAAGACACTGCCAAGCATTCACGCTGTGAACCGATTCCTGAAAAAGCTATCACCTGACGCCCTGAACGTAGGGCGAATGAGTCCGCAAGAGTTGAAGTCGCTTCAGGCATTTAATCGTCGCTCAACCGTGAACATAGCCCCTGGCGAGGTGTACACGGCGGACGGTCACAAGTTTGATGCCGAAGTAGTGAACCCTATTACCGGGAAACCCTACCGGCCGGAGATTACAACGGTCCTGGATGTAGCTACCCGTCGTGTAGTTGGAATATCCGTTGGTGAGGCGGAGTCAGCTTTTGGCGTGCTCGATGCGCTTCGTGATGCTGTCCAAAAATGCATGTTCGCTATTTTCTATGTGGACAACGGCTCAGGCTTCGATAATGACACAGTTCGAGAAGTAGTAGATCGACTTGGCGGGACAATGAAGCACTCGTTGCCATACAACAGCCAGGCTCGCGGGCTATCGGAACGTGGTCACCAAACTATCTGGGTCCGCGCAGCGAAGAAGCTTACCTCGTATATCGGCGCCGACATGGATAAACATGCCGGTACAAAAATGCACAAGATCAGCCGGAAAGAGTTGAAGCAACACGGCAAGTCGAGAGTACTGCCAGAGTTCGGCGTGTTCATGACTGGTGTTGAGCACGAGATTGCTCACTACAACAGTACCCCACACAGAGGGCTGGAAAAGATTCGCGACCCTGAAACAGGGGTTTCAAGACATATGAGCCCCGATGAAGCTTGGAATATGGCCATTGAAAATGGTTGGGAACCAATGGTCGCTCCGACAGAGCTGGTTGAGTCCCTGATGCGACCACAGGTGGTGAGGACTACCCGCCGAGGTGAGATCTCTTGGAACGGGAACCTCTATTTCATGAGGGATTTGGAGAACTTGCACGGACAAGAAATACGAGTTGCTTACAACGTTAGAGATGCTAGCCAGGTCTGGGCGTACACGTTAGATGGCGAACTGATCGGTCCGGCAATGCTCGACGGCAACAGCTCCGACTACATGCCTCGGACGATGCTGGAGGCAGCTCGGGAGAAGCGACAGCAAGGGCAGTTCAACCGTGCTATTGGCAAGATCGAGACGCTAACCGGGCACAAAGTAGAAATGATCGCTCCGTCGATTTCAACGTCCGCAAATCTGCCAAGTGAAGCGCTAGAGGCAGCGCGTGAGTATGCGGCGGCAATTGAGCAGCAGAAACCGAAATTCGATGTGCCCAAAAATGACGTTGCTAGGTATCGGCTTTGGGAAAAATTGGATGAGCGGAAAGCCGCTGGAGAGGAACTCACCGCAGACGAAGCTAAGTGGTATGAGCGTTATCCAAGCCACCCAGACTTCGTTGCGATGAAGGAAGTATTTCAACAGCAAGCGGGCTGACTAGAGCCCCTATCAGGAAGAAGTCGGCGTGCGCCAACACGCCAGACAACAGGAGAAGCACAGTGAGTGTAACCAAAATCGTTCCATTGACAAATGTCGGCTTGCTTTCGGGCGCTATGAGCCGGGCCAAAAATCGACCTTCCAATCTGCCAGGCCTCGTTGCCATGTATGGCCCAAGCGGCTACGGCAAAAGCCTTGCGGCCGCATTTGCTGCTAGCCAGCATCGCTGCTATTACACCGAGTGCCGCGACACCTGGAGTAAAAAAGCCTTTTTGTCAGCGATCTTGAGGGAAATGACTGTACTGCCAGGTCGCACCCTTTCTGAAATGGTCGATCAAATCGCAGTTCAGCTGTCCACTTCTGGCCGGCCGCTGATCGTAGATGATGTTCAGTATCTCTTGGACAAGGCTGTGGCCAACGTTCTGACCGACATCTACAACGCCAGCGAAGGAACCATCGTCCTCATTGGCGAAGAGCGAGTGCCCTCGTCACTTCAACGACTGGAGCGGCTTCACAACCGTGTACTTGAGTGGGTGCCAGCACAGGCAGCGTCAATCGAAGATATCAAGAATCTTGCCAAAGCGAGCTATCCGGAAATCACCTTTGGTGATGATCTCCTGGAAGAACTCAGAAAAGTAACAAAAGGTTGCCTGCGGCGAGTAGTAGTGAATCTGCATCGCATTCAATCGGAGGCTTCTGCGGCGATGCTGGATTCAATTGATCTGGATGCTTGGGGGAAGCGCGACTGGTTCACAGGCGATGCGCCTAGCCGGAGGGCTATCTGATGGCCGGACGTAAAGCGCATTTGGTTGTGACTGGAGCCAAGGAGCCTCGGCAACGCATCTGGGAATCTGTGCGAGTCCTTAGCCTTGCTTTCTCTATCAACGATATTGCCCGTCGCAGCGGTCAAATGCCCGACGATATCAATCGTTATTTCAAAGCGCTGGAAAAGGCAGGAATTATCAAAGTAGTCGAGACGCCAGCCGGAAAAGTTGGTCGCGTTTACTCCCTTGTGAAGGACGAAGGGGTAGACCATCCGCGAGTCAACGGCCGTGGCGAGCGCACTTATGCTCACCTCGCTACCGAGAATATCTGGCGCACCATTCGTATTCTGAATGGCAATCTCACTGCTGAAAGCGTTGCACATGCCGCATCTTCTGCTGAGGCATCGTTGACTGTTATTAAGGTCCGCCAGTACCTCAATGCGTTAACAGAAGCAGGTTACCTGGAAAAAACCGAGTTCGACGGTACAACGCCGGAGGTCTACCGGCTCATTCCAGGAAAGTACACGGGGCCTCGTCCGCCCGAGATCCGAAAGCTGGACTCTCTCCAAGTGTATGACCCTAACTTGGGCAAGCTGGTTTACACGACGACGAAGGGTTCTGTTGGTGCTGATCGCACCCTTGTTGAGCCAGGGGTTGCCCTGCTGCGAACTCGGGACCTGCTCAGCGAATGGCTGGAGTTGGCTCAAGGCGGGAAAACGGTCGAGCCCTCGGCTGATCTTATGCAGCGCACTCAACTGGAACTTGCTTCCCCTGGGGAGTCTGGAGGTTTGCAATGAAACGGGCCGTGAACTTATCGAGTTGGGGAGCCGAGCCGCCGCTGTTCGTGCGGCTCTTGGCCAAAGAAGTAACGGCCACAAGTCGTACTCATGCGGCGCTCCGCATAAAAATGAGTCGTACTGCGGTCAGTCTGTTGCTCGATAACAAATACCCAAGCCCAACCACCGATGGGATTGAGCGCCGAGTAATGGAAGTTCTTGGCCGTATCCAGTGCGTTGCTACCGGCGACTCGCTGACAGTTGAACAGTGCCAGGGGTTTTACCAGCGCCCCGCACCGACGCATAACCCGCACGCCATGCAACACTGGCGTGCCTGCCAGCAGTGCCCATTCAACCCGAACTGCTCCGGAGGCCGAAATGACTCTGTGCACTAAAGATGACAAACGTAAGCGCGTAGGTTTCGCCGCGACTCTTGCTCGGGCTCTGACCAAGGCAAGTGAGCTGCGGGCTTTTTTTAAGCTCGGTGAAAGCTCAGACGAAAAATTGGCATTCGAACAGATTAACAAACCGACCGTTAGTTCCGTAGTGGATGAATCCCCAGTAATGGCGACTAGCTCACAGGAAACGCCATGGATGATTGAGGCTTATTGCTGGAATGGGGTCAGGAACGCCCCGATCACGGTGGCTGCCCAGTTCGGCGAGGAGCGCATTAAGGCCCTGCTGTCGGAGCTACAGGCCTATCACTTGCAGCAACCCGAACTCACCCAGGTTGACGCGCTGATGAAGTGGCGCGCAGGACACCCGCTCGGAGGCAAGGCGGTGTATGCGAGCTACTTCCGTGCCCGTGAAATTCCTATCCTGCCGGGGGTGCACTAATGCGCACTCGTTGCCCTAACTGCGGAACCACGCTTTCGCTGGACGCGCTGATCGCACACGACGGTGCCCGCGATGCACTGGGTGTTGCCTTCAAGCTGTCCGGTTCCCTCGGCCATGCCCTGGTGCGTTACCTCGGGTTGTTCCGCCCTGAAACCCGCGAACTGACCATGGACCGCGTCGCGAAGCTGCTCACCGAGCTGCTGCCGGACCTGCAAGCCCAGCGCATCGAGCGCGGTGGCCAAGTGTTCGAAGCCCCGCCTGAGTGCTGGGCATGGGCCATCGACCAGACCTTGGCTGCGCGTGAGGCCGGGCGCCTGGTGACGCCGCTAAAGGGTCATGGCTGGTTGTACCAGGTCATGAGTCAGTACCAAGGCCAGGCTCAGGTCGTAGCGCCGGTTTTGGCACCAGAAGCTCGGCAGCGCCTGCCGAGCCGCCAACAGAGTCAAACAGTGGCGGCGCTGGCCGCGCTTCAGGAGCAAATGGATGACTGAGAAATGGTTTAAGCGAGCCATCGTCGCGGGCTTCCAAGGGCTGGTCACGCTCCGCCTGGACGGTGCCCCGCCCGCAGACGCGGTGGCCATGACCCTCGATATCTGGCTGGTGGCGCTCACGAAGAACCGTCAGTGGGACGAGCAGGAAGACGCGGAACGTATCCGGGAGACATTCGAGTCGTTGTTTGCCAGCTGCGAGAGATGGCCATCGCCAGCGCGGTTCCTGCGCGATTTGAAGCCTCGCAAGCAACCACTGATGTTGCCCAAGCCGGAGCGTAGTAAGGCCCAAGTCGAGCGGGGGCAAGCATCCCTCAAGGACATTGTTGATGCCCTCAAGGGGAGAGTGCGTGCCCAGACGGTCACCTCGCTGAAAACGGGCACCCAGATCGAATACACCCGGCAGCACGCAGGACAAGTCGCCGCGAAGCTGCAAGACAACGAACCAAAGAATATGGAGCAACAACAGTGATCAACAACGTTCCCGAAGGTTTTTTGAAAGACGCTAAAGGCCACCTGGTGCCGCTGGAATTGGTGAAGCCAATTGACATGGCGCGCAACGACCTGGTTCTGGAGCTGGTGGCGAAGGCAAAGGTGGTGTCGGACACGCTCGCCGCGTTCAAGGCCGATGCTTTCGGCGACATCAAGGCCTTCGTCGACATGTCGGCCGAGCAGTACAACGCCAAGCTTGGTGGCAAGAAAGGCAACATCACGCTGATGTCGTTCGACGGGCAATTCAAGGTCGTGCAAGCCGCCCAGGACAACATCCGCTTTGACGAGCGCCTGCAGGCCGCCCGCGCCTTGATTGATGAGTGCCTGACCGAATGGACGCAGGACGCCCGATCCGAGGTGCGCGCCATCGTCAATGAAGCTTTCCGTGCTGACAAGCAAGGCGAGATCAGCACCGGCCGAGTCCTTGCCCTGCGCCGCATGGATATCAAGGACGCCCGGTGGCAGGACGCCATGAAGGCAATCGGCGACGCCGTCCAGGTGGTCGGTTCCAAAAGCTACATCCGCGTGTACCAGCGTGTCGGCGAGTCGGAGCAGTACGTGCCGATCCCGCTCGACATCGCGAGCGCTGCGCTTGGCGCCGCCACCCCAACCCTGCACTGATTCGCCTCTGACCACACCAATTTTCTGTGAGTAGTAAGCATGGCCAAGATCCTGATCACCGTAGAAGACAACGAAGCCGGCGTATCCATCAGCGTTGACAACCACGCCGAGATGCACGGCACCGCAGCCGGGCGCGTGGTGGGCGCCATGATGAAGGGCGCAAAACTGCTCGACCGCATCCCGGTGCCAATCGTATCGGCAACACCAGGCTGCGATTGCGAGGTATGCCAGGCCTACCGCGAGTTGCTCCTGTTCAAGCCAACCATCCACTAAGCGAAACCGCCCCGGCCTGGCCGGGGTTGGTCTGCCCGCCATGGTGGCCGGGTACTGACGAGCAGCCGAGGGATTCATGCAAGAACAAGATTGGGATGAGCTGAGGGAGCAGATGGACTCGCCTTACGGACGCATGTCCTTGCAGTGCGATCAGTTCAAGGTATCCCTGGTGCAGGTGATCGACAGCAAGGGTCGTAAGTGGGCAACAGAGGTATTCGTGGATGGCACCCAAAAGGGGGCCTGGTTCATGAGTGAAGTTGACGGCGAGCCGCGGCATGAGGAGCAGCGCCGTTTCCTTCGCAGGACTGAAAAGAGCCTGTACAGCAAGGCCGAACAGGCTCTGCATAAAAAGGTGTACGGGAAAAAGTCAGCAGCCGAGCTTGCAGCAAAGCGCCTTGTTCGATGGGAAACCTCCTGGTCGAACTTCAACGCCTTAAAAGCCCAGCTGCAAGCCAATAACACCAGCATCGAGCGCCTGCACTGAGCGGCGACACGCGATAGATAGGGAATCTCATGGACCGTAAGAAGGCCCTGGACAAGATCAAGAAATGCCTGAGGTTGGCCACCAGTGCCAACCCACACGAAGCGGCGGCAGCGATGCGGCAGGCGCAGGCGCTCATGAAAGAGCATGGTATCGGCCAAGACGATGTGAGCATGGCCGATGTAATGGAGTGCACCGCCGTCGCCGGGTCGAAGAAGACCCCGGCGCAGTGGGAGGCTCAGTTGGCCAACACCGTGTCGAGGGCTTACAGCTGCAAGGTGCTCTTTGCCGCTGGGATTGGGCGCTGGAACTTCATCGGTGAGATGGCTGAGGTGGCGGGTTACACCATGACCGTGCTGCTGCGCCAGGTGCGCCAAGCGCGCCGCGATTTCACGCTGAACAAGCTGAAGCGGTGCAAGCTGGCCACCAAGATGCGCCGCGCCGACGTGTTCTGCGAGGCCTGGGTTCATGCCGTGTATGACCAGGTTTCGGCCTTCGCAGGCGCCGAGCTGTCCCCGGCCGTGGAGCAGTACCTAGCACACCATTACCCAGACCTGGTGCAGCAGAAGCCTCGGGACCGAAACGAGACCACCCGTCGCAAGGCCGGCGTGCGAGCCATCAGCGATGCAATGCATGGCCTGTTAGCTGCGGCTGATGTGCGCCTCAACCATGGCATGTCCACTGAGGCGCCACTGGCGCTGTCGCAGGTGGCCTCATGAACCGGCGCAACCAGCAACTGAGCAAGATCCACATCGCGAAGAAAGACCTCGGCCTTGATGACGACACCTACCGCGCCCTGTTGAGCCGGATCACTGGTCAGTCATCGGCCAAGGACTTGAGCCCGCTCCAGGTGGCGAAGGTGCTGCAAGAGTTTGAGCGCCTGGGCTGG